AAATTTAAGTCTCTTCCTCCAGAAGAGATTGCCTTTCCAAGGACATGTACTAATGTAGATAAGTATAAAGCTACATCTACAATATATGCAAAAGGAACTCCTATTCATGCTAGAGGAGCTCTTCTTTTTAATCATTACATAAAGAAGAATAAGTTAGACAACAAGTACTCACTCATTAATAATGGTGAGAAGATAAAGTTCTGTTACTTAAAGAAACCAAATACTCTACAGGAGAATGTTATTTCATTTATTCAGGACTTCCCTAAAGAATTGGGACTTGACAAATATGTAGATTATGACTTACAATTTGAAAAGTCATTCCTTGAACCTCTTAAGATTATTCTTGAGTCTATTGGATGGAGTGCTGAGAAAACTACAAATCTTGAATCATTTTTTGTATAATGGATTTACCTATTGATGATAAGGAATTAGAAGTGATTGTGACACAACTATGGAAGTCTCGTAAAAATACAGGCGAATCTCAAGTGTCACCATTATATGATAAGTTAAAACTTGTCAAGGAAGTAAGGGATGAAAATCCTGATGGACCTTATAAAAAAATACTTCGTGAACAACACGGGATGGTTATCTGATGGCAATTTATGATGATGTAAAGGTTACTATTAACCTTAATGAGTTGGTAGAAGTTAGAGCAAAACTTTTAACTCAATATGAAGATTACTCAAAAGCAGTAGCGACTGGTGAGTTTCTTGATGAAAATGATGTAGATAGAATTGCATCTAATCTCAGAGATACATTAACATGGGATACTCTCTACTTTATGGTAGATACTGCGATCTATGATTACATGGGTTTGCAACATCCCCAAAAACCTCATTATGGTGAGAGAAGTATTGAAACCATTGAACTAACAATGGAGAAGGAAAGGAAAGAAAGAGAGAAGGAGTTTAAGAAGAACTTTGATATGGTTGATTTAGTATCACCTTCATGGACAATTCAAGTACCAGTGAGGAAGAAATGATATTGCCAGGATCTACCGTTACAGTTATTAATCAAACATCTATATATCGTGGATATGAAGGATGTGTTCAAAGAATTAGTGGTAATGATGTAGCAGTTCTTATGGATTCACATACACCTTGGGATAAGATGATTACCTTTAGGATGTCAGATTTAGAGGAGAAAACTACAGGATTTCAATATTATCCACAGAAACCAATTAGGAAAGGAAAATGATTTTTGAAAAAGTAAGTCTTGTTACTGGTGGGTTTGATCCTATACATAGTGGGCATCTAAGATACTTTACTCAAGCAAAAGATCTTTCAGATTATCTTGTTGTAGGATTGAATGGTGATCCTTGGTTGAAGCGTAAGAAAGGACAGTACTTTCAATGTTGGACTGAGAGAGCCGATATATTACGTCATTTAGATATGGTAGATGCTGTTATATCTTGGGATGATGAAGATGATTCTGCTTGTGGTGCTATTGCTAAATGTTTAGAAATTTCTGATAAAGTTATTTTCTGTAATGGTGGTGATAGAATTAAAACTAATACTCCAGAGATAAGGGGTTATGGTGATGACCCTAGAGTTGAATTTAAATTTGCAATAGGTGGAGAAGAGAAAGTAAATAGTAGTTCTTGGATCCTACATAATTATTTTAACCGTCAACGTAAGTTACTAGGAATATGATAATAGTTTACATTATTGTTGGTCTTCTTTTATTTTTATTTGGGTGGGGTATCTATCTTACTTTTGGGCCAGGAAAAGAAGACCTTAGAGATCAGATTGATGAACATGCTAAGATGCATGAATTAGGAATTGCACATGGTCATGAAGGTAAAAGAGCTGTAATGACAAGGAAAGCCCAAGAACAGGATTATCCACTACATAAACACGATAAGTAATTATGGATTTTTTAAAGGACATAGTAAAAGAAATAGGTGATGACTACACCCAACTCGCACAAGACATTGACGGAGAAGAACAATTCATCGACACAGGATCGTACATCTTTAATGCAATGGTTAGTGGTTCCATTTATGGTGGCGTATCTGGCAATAAGATTACTGCCATCGCTGGCGAGTCTAGTACTGGTAAAACTTTCTTCTCCCTCGCAGTTGTCAAGAACTTTTTGGAAAATAATCCTGATGGTTACTGTCTTTATTTCGATACTGAAGCTGCTGTTAATAAAGGATTACTTGAGTCTCGTGGGATTGATTTAAAAAGATTGGTTGTTATTAATGTAGTCACTATTGAGGAATTCCGTACCAAGGCACTTAAGGCAGTTGATATATATTTAAAGACCAACACAGAAGAACGCAAACCTTGTATGTTTGTGTTAGACTCTTTGGGAATGCTTTCTACTGAAAAAGAGATCAGAGACGCACTTGATGATAAACAAGTTCGTGACATGACCAAATCTCAATTGGTGAAAGGTGCATTTAGAATGTTAACTCTTAAACTCGGCCAAGCGAATGTCCCACTCATTGTCACAAACCATACGTATGATGTCATCGGAGCTTATGTCCCAACAAAAGAAATGGGCGGGGGTTCTGGACTCAAGTATGCAGCGAGTACAATCATATATCTCGGAAAGAAAAAGGAAAAAGATGGAAAAGAAGTCATCGGAAACATTATCAAAGCTAAGACGCATAAATCACGTTTAAGTAAAGAGAATAAACAAGTAGATATAAGACTCTACTATGATGATAGAGGCCTTGACAGATACTATGGTCTTCTTGAACTAGGAGAGATAGGAGGACTATGGAAGAATGTTGCTGGTCGTTATGAGATAAACGGTAAGAAAGTTTATGCTAAAGCAATATACAAAGATCCTGAAGAATATTTTACTCCTGATGTAATGCAAGCTCTTGATGAGATTGCTAAGAGTGAGTATGGTTATGGAGAATAATTTTATTAAAACTTATGATGATTTTCTTTCTGAAAATATCTGTAATCAGTTAATCGAATGTGTTGAAGAGAGTAATGAGAGAGTAGAACATAATAGAAAACCAAATTTTTATCATAGAAATATTGGGCACGATCCAGCATATCGTGGACTTTATCACAATTTTAGTGAGTTAAGTTTTAAGTATTTTTCTGATCTTAAAATTTCAGAAGATATCTTGCCTATAAAATATGGTTTTGAAGAACTTAGAATTAAGAAGTATGATGTTGGTGATGAATTTGATAGACATGTTGATGTTGCAGATTATTCTTCTGCTAAAAGATGGCTTGCTTGTCAAGTCTATTTGAATGAAGATTTTAAAGGAGGTGAGACAAAGTTTGATATTCATGATACAATCATTAAACCTAAGACTGGTCGTGTCTTAGTGTTCCCTCCACTATGGACTTATCCTCACGCTGGACTTCCTGTTGTGGAAGGTAAGAAATATATTCTTACCACTTATTTTCATTATGTTTAACAATGGATAGAACCGAGAACATTATCCTAAGAAATTTAATATACAATGAGGAGTATCTGAGACAGGTACTCCCTTTTATTCAGCCTGAGTATTTTAATAATAGAGAAGAGAAGATTATATTTGAACATATTGCAAAGTATGCTGCTCAGTATAATAGTTTAATTACTCAGGAGATTCTTTCTATTGAGATAGATGAACGTAAGGATGTTACAGAACAAGAAGTAATTAATATTAATCAAACTCTTAATGGACTTGAAAATGTTGATTCAGATCTCGAATGGTTAAATAATACTACAGAAAAGTGGTGTCGTGATAGAGCAATATACTTGGCCCTTATGGAGTCAATACAAATTGCTAATGATGAAGACAAGAAAAGAACCAGAGATGCTATACCAGATATTTTATCTAATGCATTAGCAGTATCTTTTAATCGTAATGTTGGACATGATTACTTAGAAGACTATGAACAAAGGTTCGAACTCTATAACAGAAAAGAAAACAGAATTCAATTCGACCTTGAATACTTTAATAAGATTACAAAAGGAGGTCTCCCAAATAAAACCCTTAATATTGCGCTTGCGGGCACTGGTGTGGGTAAATCTCTCTTTATGTGTCATGTTGCTGCTTCTTCACTTCTAGAAGGTAAGAATGTTTTATACATTACTCTTGAGATGGCTGAAGAGAAAATTGCTGAACGTATTGATGCTAATCTTTTAAATATTCCGATACAAGATATAACTGAATTACCAAAACCTATATTTGATTCTAAGGTAACTGCTTTATCTAAGAAGACTCATGGTAAACTTATTATCAAAGAGTATCCAACTGCTGCTGCACATTCAGGACATTTTAAAGCTTTGATCAATGAACTTGCATTGAAAAAGTCTTTCAAACCTGATATAATATTCATAGACTATTTGAATATTTGTGGTTCATCAAGATATCGTGGTAATGCCAATGTCAATTCATACTCATATATCAAAGCAATTGCAGAAGAATTACGGGGTCTCGCAGTTGAGACGAACGTTCCGATTGTATCTGCCACTCAAACTACTCGTAGCGGCTTTGCTAGTAGTGATGTTGACCTCACTGACACCTCTGAATCTTTTGGACTCCCTGCTACTGCTGACCTTATGTTTGCCCTTATTTCTACAGAAGAGTTGGAAGGTATGAATCAGATATTAGTTAAACAGTTAAAGAATCGTTATAATGATCCTACTTATAATAAGAGATTTGTTATTGGTATTGATCGTGCAAAGATGAGATTGTATGATTGTGAACAGAGTGCTCAAGAAGACATACTTGACAGTGGACAGGAAGAAGAGTATAATAATGAAGAGAGTAAACTGACAAAGAAATTCGCTGAGTTTAAATTCTAATGACAAAAAAAGTTGATCTTGATAAATACCTTGATTTCGTGGATGGTGTCACATCCGATCCCAGTAAGGATTATAACTCTTTTATTGATAGTCTTCAACTTCTTGATAAACAGGGTTCCAATATTAATCGTCTTACCACTGCTGCTGTTGGGATTAGTGCTGAAGGTGGTGAGTTTATGGAAATCGTT